TTACTGATGCTGGTTCGCCTCTCATGGTACGTTCCGGTGAGTTCATTGTGAACGCGGATGCTACACGTAAGCATCGTGGGTTGCTTGAGCGTATCAATTCTGGTGATTTTGTGCGGGGCTTCTCTGCTGGCGGGCATGTGTCGGGTCGGCGCGAATTTGTTGCCCCTGCACAGTCGCCTGACCTGTATAATCAGATAGTCGAGGCGCTATCCAACTGGCGACCTATGGTTAACATTGATGGGCGACAGTTCTACGGCACGATGCGTTCAGCTACTTTGCAGGCACGGAGGTAAGAGACTTGAGTTCGTACCCTATGATGATTGGGCAGCAAGCATCTTTTATGCAGGTACGCGGCGGCTCTACAGAGCAGGTGAACTATTCTTTCGCCAATAGGCAGGTGCAGCAGTCTGCTACTGGGGCACGCAGGTTCTCTTTCTATGGTCGCCCGCAGACGTTGAAAGATTTTTCTGCTACATTCCGTGTCGCAGGCAAAGATCGCGAGAAGATCGAAATGATGCTCATGAATGCCGCATATGATGTGAATAGCCTGAGTACTTACTATCCTATGACTATCTTTCCTGCTGGTGCGCAGGTGGAGAACCTGCTTACTGAGCGTGATTCTATAATGCTGCCTGCGGCTGTGAATGGTGGCTCTGTGCGTGCGGGTGGCGATTTTGAAGAGAATGACGAGACTGTTTTTTATCGCGACTTGTACACGATAAAGTCGCCGGTAAGGATTGTTGAACAGCAGCCTATGCCTTTTGGTAGGCAGGAATATAATTTTAGTGCTGTACTGTCTCCTGGGTCTTCTATTCAGATTCATTGGCTGATGTCGGGTAATAAGAATGCGACATACACTCTTGAGCGTTCTGGTGCTGATGGTATTTTCCCGACTCGTAAGTCTATCTGGTTCGTGCCTGAGAATAATCCTATCCATATTTCTGTGACCGCAATAAAGGGTGATGTGGGCTACCAATGCCTGACTACTGGGCGGGATATGAAGCCGTGGACTCCTGGCAGGTGCATACAGAACGTAGCATTGACTGAGCTGTCTTCGCAGAAGCTACGCGGTATGCAGGGTTTGCCACCAATCTACGAGTACCAGTGCAAATTTATTGAGGTTGGCGCGGGCAGAGGAAAGGTTGTATAGTGAGGTCTGATTTTCCACCACCACAGGTTATAAAAACAGAAGCAGAGATAGCCAGGCACGGCATCACTGTTATCAACGCATCGATTCGAATCGATGGAGTAGATAAGGGCATGCACGAGGTGACTATCAACCAGTCAGCCTCTAAAGACGCAGCCGGTCGCCTCTCTACTAATGATGGTTTCACTAATTCTGGTGCGACTATCACATGGGATTTGCCTATGGGGGCTACACCTGATTTTGTTAGCCAGTCTGTTTCTGCAGATCGCCCGAATTTTGCGGACAAGTTTAGTATTCCGTATTTGGGTGATAAGGTTGAGATTTTTCTGCACAAGTCGCCCGCGTCCAGCACCAAGCAGTACTACAGTAAGGTGTTTACCGGTACCGTATCTCTGAACCGTATCGACTCAAACACTGGCGGTCTGGTAACTGAGTGCATAGACTATGCTGATAAGCTGTCGAAGGTTGTCGACGTGTTGCCGCTGTCATATATTATGCCTGGTCGCCGCCGAACTGATAATCTGCGTTTCTATCCTGGCGCGTCTCTAGCATATTTTGTTTGGGATATTTTGGAGCAGTGCGGGTATTCTCCTGCAGCACGCTCGAAGCTTCCTAACGAGAACAATAAGCAGGTTCTCCTGTATGCCCCGTTGCAGGGTAGCTACATGTGTAACTGGCGGCGCGGGCATGGACAGCTGATCGGAGCGTCTGGCGGCAGTAAATGGGGCGACCAGTCGCAGCCAATATTTTACTATGATTTCAATGAGGGCACCTCATACCTGCATCAGGGGCACGCAACCTATGAGACTGCCGAAGGGCATAATAAGACGTATTCCAAGGGTCGCCCGCTAATTCTGCGTGGAAAGAATAGCAGAAACAGGTCTAATGACACGTGGATCAATATTTATTGTGAGCGTGGTAAAGATAAGGACGCGGCGCGTTTGGGCATACTCAAGGATGGGTCTATCGCCCTGGATACTGTCGAGAAGAATATGAAGCTGCAACCTGGCGCGCGTTTCGAGTTGAAAATTGAGGGTAATAAGTGGCGTGTAGACCAGGAGAATGGTGAGTACGCTAACGGTACGCTGCCTGATACTCGCCTGCGTGATGGCGGGACACTGTATGCGGTTGAGATTTATGCTGCGTCTGGTGGGCATATTTCTGATGTGCTTCTGTTGAATGGTGATTTGCCGTTTCAGGATAGGGTTATGGCGCGTGTTGCTCCGCCTATGCATTCGCTGTCACTGAATTTTTTAAGGTCTGTTCGTGGTCGTGTTGCGCGTGAGGTTTTGCAGGAAGTCGCAGAATATTTCTCATGTATGATGTGGCATGACGCTGACGGGTATCTGAATTTTATTAATGTGCCTAGGGAGATAAAAAACAAACCTAGAATGCGTATTGATGCGGATGAAATTATTTCTGCTGATGTTACGCAGGATTCATCTAAGATAGCGTCTGTAGTAAACGTCTCATATAATGTGCCACAGTTTTCGCGTATGGGTATTAGGGGTAATGATGCGCCAGTAGTGCTGTGGCAGGGATCGGGTGGGCAGCTCGCACCTAACGAGTCGCGTGAAACATGGTTCTCTCCAGCGGATACTGAAGACTGGTTCGAGACAGACACAGTACTAAATTACGACTTTTTCTACCTGTTCACGATAAACAGTGTCCCTAATCATGGTACTGATCCGCAGCATGACGCGGCAATGCGCAAAATGTACCACGGGTCTGTTGGTGAATACATGTGGCCTGCTGGTGCTACTGAAGCACAATTTGAGCAGTATGTTGATGATGTGAACCCGTTCCAGTTCATCCTGCGCGAGAGGAATTTGCAGCCTGGCTCTGTTATTGAGGCGCGTTTTCCTACTCAACGTGAGGCGCACGGCATGATGGAGGACTTGGCAGGCAAACCCACACCTATTATTCGTGGCGGCTTGAAGGTCGATTTTAGCGGGAACAGGAACACAGCACATTACGATCAGCTTACTATCCCTCTTTCTATTCCTGCTCTCGAATTAGATGTTGGTGTTTGGGGAAATACTCCGCAGATAGCTATTAAAATTGCTGAGGATATTGCTACTATGGCGCGTTCTCGGATTCAGATTCCTAGTCTTACCATTTTTTTCCGTCCTGATATTAAAATTGGGGAGACTTATACTGTTGAGCTGCCTAGCGGTGGTGAGCTGAACGTCCTTATTACTGGTGTCAGTCATGTGCCAGCTGATAATCAGACGCGGATTACATGCCGTGTCTTCTAAAGAATGGAGTTAGCGTATGGGTTATGCGACTATTCGCGGTAGGTTTTTGAACCCTGCCGCGCCTGTGGGTGGGAATGCCCGCCCGCTTCGTGGAAAGATCATTTTTCGTCCTACTAGCCTTGTGGTGTCCGGGTCGGCGACTTCGCTTCCTATTGAGGTGACGGCTGAGCTGGATTCTAGCGGGTACCTGTCGTATGAGGGTGAGCGCGATATTCGCCTGCTTGCGCCTGAGGCTGGGCAGGATGCCCCCGCTTGGTGGTCGTGGGAGGCTCACGCGCGCCTCTATACTGATGGTGGTGTTATTCCGCGTGACCCCGCGGTGTTTACTGTGCAGGCGGGTGATTCTCTGGATATTGCTGAGATTTTTGCTGCGCCTTACCGTAGGGGTAATGTGCGGAATGTTGAACAGGGTGGTGGCGGTTCGCCGCGTGATTACCGTGTGGTTGATAATGGTGATGGTACTGCCCGGATCGAGGAGGTCTAATTATGGCTATTAGCGGTTTGAACCGGCTTGTGATTGCGGACGAGAGCGGGGCTCTTACGGGTCTCCCGCTTGCGTCTGCTCGTGCTGCGGCTGATCAGGTGGCTACAGAGAAGGTAACTGAGGCAAAGTCTGAGATTCGGTCTGCTGCTGTGCAGGCAGCAGAGCAAGCCGCAACAGATAAGGTCGCGGCTGTGAAGTCTGAGGCTGTGCAGGCGGCTAAGGATAGTGTGCAGTCTGCTGTGGCTGATGCTATTGCGCCTGTGGTGTCTACTACTATCCCGGCGGCTGTTGAGTCTGGTGTGCGTGAGCATGCTGGTGCTGTGGCTGATGAACGTATTAATGCTACTGTTCCTGGTATGATTCAGTCTCAGGCGGCTACTGTGGTCGAGTCGCAGTTGTCTGAGAAGCTGCCTACGGCTGTGCAGGCTGCTGCTGGTAGTGAGATTACACGCCAGATTGACGAGCGCGTCACCCCTACGATTGAGGCGAAGGTGTCTTCTGTAATTACAGAAAAATCCGCGTCTATCAAGGACGAGGTGGTGCAGTCTGTCAATTCGTCTATTGACGGGAGGATAGAGTCTGTTGTTACCCCTAAGATTGATTCGGCTTTTGAGTCGAAATCACAGGTGCTGAAGGGGGAAATTCTCCGCACCACTGGCTCTGCGATTGATTCTAAGATTGAGTCTGCTAAGCCGTCTATTGTGCAGGCGGCTGCTGAGTCTGTGAATAGTGCTCTGCCTGCTAAGATTAGCGAGGGTATCACGCAGGCTAAGAGCGATATTGTCAAGGCGGCTACTGAGTCTGTTTCCAGTACTATTGACACGAAAGTCAGTGAAGGTATCGAGCAGGCACGGACTAACATTGTGTCTGAGACACTAGGCTCTGTCGATCAGACGATTGACGGTAAGATTGATGCCGCTAAGACTGATATTTTGCGTGAGTCTGAGAAGAATGTTGCCCCGGTTGTGTCTCGGGCTATCGCCGATATGAATATTGGTGAGCGTAATCATGGTTTCGGGCAGCGTAACATTTCCATGGTTACGTATTACTGGCCTGATTACTATAACCGCGATCAGCCGGGCAAGGTTTCCCAGTGGGATAAGGCTCTACAGTTTGGTGACACGCTCGGGATTGTTATCCTCAACAAGTCTTCTGGCAACTGGGGCGATAAGGTTGATAACGACTTCTTGACTCAAGGTAAGCTTGCTGAGGCGGCTGGCGCTAAGTTTGTGGCGTTCTACCTTCAGACTCGGTACGGCGCGAACAGTGAGTTTGCTACGCCCGCTTATTTTGAGCGCATCCGCAAGAACCTGAATGTTTCTGCTGATGCTGTGCGTGAGGACACTGAGGAAGCTATTCTTGCTCAGGTGCGTAACCTAGTTGCCTGGTATAAGAATGGTGGCGGCCTGCGTAAGTTCGCTATATTCCTTGACGAGGTTGTGAACGGGTGGGATGACGAGCAGAAGGCTATCATGCCGTACTACAAGCGCCTTTACGGGAAGATCAAGGAAATTGCAGGGCAGGACACGCTGGTTATCATCAACCCTGGGTCGAATACGCGGCCTGAGATGATGGATGCGTGCGATATTGCGCTGACCTATGAGTCTAATGCGCAGAAGTATATTGATGCTAATGTGACTGATATTCATCCGCGCCATTATGATGGTATGCCGTCTTGGCGTTTCTGGCATGTTGTGCATGGTATCACTAAGGGTAATGTGGATGCGGTGTTCGCTAAGGTTGACAAGACAGGTATCGGGCACGTGTACGCTACTGACCGCACGTTTGCTGTGGGTAATGGTAGCGAGGATGAACCAGATCAGAACCCGTACGATAAGGCACCTGCTGAGTGGGTGGCTGACCGTGCGAAAGCCTGGATTAACAATGTTCTACCATTTGAGCAGCGTGTCTCCCAACTTGAGACTATCCAGGTTGTGCAAAATCGCGCCTATGCTCTTCCTGATGGTACTGATATTGCTGGCTTCTTCCTGCAGGTTGGTGCTGTTCACCCTGCTGGCGTGCTGTGGCAGACTCCGGGGAATGCTGCACCTTCTACTGGGCTTGTTATTCTGGTGCGTGCTGGCGATCAGGTTTACGGTTATGTGCCTGGTGTGGGCGCTGGTGTTGTGCCTTCGCCTAATGCGCCTCAGCCTGCGCAGCCTCCTGCCCCGGTTGTTCCTGCGCCTGCTACACCTGCTGGCGCACCGGATGCGCCTACTAACCTGCGTGTCACTACTGATGGTGGTAATCTCACGGTAACCTGGGATACTGTTGCTGGCGCTACTGGCTACCAGATAGCTATTGACGGGTCTTCGCCTATGGAAGCTCAGCCAGGGCACCGTTTAACCGCCAAATCTGGGCAGTCTGGTATCATCCAGGTTCGCACTGTGAAGGTAGATCAGCATTCTGCGTGGACTCAGCTCGGGTACCAGGTTGCTAATATCCCATCAGCAGAGAAACCGATTCAGTGGGTATTCACGT